GACCGCCACCTGCTGCCGCCCCTGCGGGAAGTAGTACCCAAGCGGAGACAGACGAATGATGCCGGGTCGGCTGTCTACGTACCACTGGGTTGTCTCAAGCGTAGAGCCGCTAGCAACAACAGAGGCAACACCCACAACAGGAAAGTTCCTAAGACGAAGCTCGCTCGTCCCCGGTGCTTCAATGTCGTAAGTCTCGGTGACCGTGGTGGCGGTCAAACCAGCCATTCCACAGTACGAAATGACCATCTGCTCGCCAACATCAACAAGTTCGTCAAGCAGTGCATCATGCACCGTGACGCTTGCCGGGATGCCTAAAACTCGCTTGCAGCGTGCAGTGCTGGTCAGTGTCGCCAAGTCACACCTCGTTCGCGCGTGGGCCGCGCTTATAGCGGTAGCCCATGTTCCCGTGCTGTGCAGCCTGCTTGCGCTGACGAGGAGTAAGATTGCACTCAGCCAACCCACGCTCCTCAAGCAAGCGAATGGTGGTACGCCACTCACCGTCGCTGATACCGCTTGCCTGCATCAGCTGCCGCTTGTCCTGCCACTCTTCGGTAAGCGCACTGAAGATTGCGCGCTGGCTCGGCGTGCTGATACGCGGCTTCGCATCCTCAAGTGCCTGCTGCCACCGCTCTGTGCAGTCGAGCCAACCAGTGCGCACCGCTCGCTGGTACGCAGTTTCGCCCTGCAGAAACAGCGTGTGCGCGACTTCGCCGTCAAGTTCGATTGCACGGCTGTCGGTAGCTTCGTCGTAAACCGAAAACGCAATAGGCTGACTGTCGCTGTCCTCTGCGCTACGGTCGTAACGGCGAACGACATAGCGGTAGGTTCCCGGCGTCGGCGGTGCGTCCATGATGGCACTCATCTTTTGGCCTCCGCGCAGGACTGTATCACGGGTGCGCGGCAACTGCGCACCTAGAGCGCGCAGCTGCGCACCACCCAAAAATGAAACGCCCGCCCCGGCTTTCACCGGAGCGGGCGTTTTGCGCTACCCGTGGCTGCGCCGCCACCGTTAGGTGGAGGCGATGCCACCGAGGATGGACGCGCCCTTCGTGTTGGCGAGAACCACCGCGCCGTCCCAGTAGATGTCGAACTGGTCGAACTGGCTGTCAGTCGTGGCCAGCGGCATCATCGTCATGGGCGTCAGCTCCTCAAGGTACGCGAACCGCTTGTTCACGACCACGAGAGCGGTCGTCGGGTTCGTGCTCTCACCACCGAGCTTGGTGACAGCCGTGCCCGACCAACCGAGGTCATCGCGCATACCCGTGGACACCACGAGCGGGATGCCGTCGTAGGTGCGAACACGGAAGCCCGCCGCGATCTCAACCTCGTTGATGAACTGCTGCTGCGCCTGCAGAGCCGCGTTGAGCTTGCGAATACCCTTGAACGACCCGTAGATCACGAGGTCGGAGCGGTTGCCCGCGCCGCGCACCGTGTCGATGGCCTCGTCAAGCTTCGCAAGCGTCAGCGAAGAACCAGCCGCAGCCGAGGTCTGCGCGACCACCTGCCCGCTGACCGCGTTGATGAGCGTGAGAAGTCCGTTCATCATGTTGGCATCGCCGCTCGCGCCGCTGTCACCAACGAAAATCGCGCTCTCGAGCGACTCGTTGAAGTCGTCGGCCTTCTGCATCATCTCCTCAGCGAGGATGTCGATGTAGGAGCGGCCACGGGCGCGCATCTTGCGGGTGACCTTACCGCGCGTCGCGAGCGTCGCGTAGCTGAAGGTCGCCTGCGCGTAGGTGCCCGTAGACTCGACGAGAGCGTCGGTGTCGGCAACCCACACATCACCAACGGCCATCGCGGAGGTGGTGCGACGGTTGATGATGGCCGCCGAGCCGGAACCCGGCTTGCGGTCCATCGTACCGAGCGCGCCAAACTCACGAATGGAGAGCTGCTGGATGATGCGGTTGGTGAAGTTCTGCACGAGCACGCTGCCCGCGCCCGCCACGTTGATGGAGCGGGTGAAGGCTTCGCGCTTGGACGGGTCGAGGCCCGCCCACACAGTCGGGGTCGTGGACATAGGTTTCAGCCCTCCATGCTGTCGGTGATGATGCCGTCCGCGTAGGCAGCGGCGAGGAGACTGCGAAGGTCAGCCTCAAGCTGCGCACGGGTCTGCACCGTGGTCGCATCACGACGCTCGGCCTGCGAGCGGGCGATGTTCACGAGAGCAGAGCCACCACCGAGCGTGCGCTCGACGGAACGGATGAGCGCACCGTGTCCACCAACGTCGGTGTGACGGTGAGCGTGCGGGCTGTGCGCCACACCCTGCCGAGAGGCAGCGGCGAGAGCGCGGGTCAGCTGCGCGTCCTTCGCCTCAAGCTGCGCGCGAAGCTGGGCAGCCTCGTCGGCAACCGGAGCCGTGTTGTTCGTGGCGGTCGGGGCGACACGCTCCACCAGCTTGGACAGGACACCATTCAGCTCGCCGATGGCGCGCTCAAGGTTGTCCAGCCGCTTGGTGTCGGTCGCCGTGCTGTTGGTGTCAGTCATGGCGTTGTCCTCGCTGGGGGTTTGCGACAGTGCTGCGCTTTCCACGGCGTCCGACTGGCTGTTGGCAGTAGAACCCTGCGCAACAGTGTTGTCAAGCACCGTATCACCCGAGCGCAGCAGCTCGGGCGGTTCCTTGTCAAATCGCTGGTACAGCGCAGTGATGCGCTCGTAGACCTTGGGACGGTCAGCATCGGGGAGGTCAACACCGCCACGCGCACCATTCAGAGCACCCATCGCCGCAGCAACGCCGCGAAACACGATGTGAAGCTCACCGTTGACAATCTTCGCAAAGGGCAGCTTGTAGCTCGCACGACGCTCGGGGTTCTCGGTGTCAACCCACAGGTGCGCCATTGCGTAGCGTTCCCAATCGGCAGGGTCACCAAGCACTTCGTTTGCAGCGTCAGTGTCCCAGCCCCAAGCGGTATCCTCGGGAGCAAGCGGAAGGTCGGTGTTGCCACTCACCGCACGCTCTGCACTCTCCGCGTCAGCCTGTTCCTGTGTCGTTGGAGAACTGCCGTGGTTGCCGCCCGCCATGATGTGATCGATGGTGCCTTCCATGAAGGCATCGCACACGTACTCGTGGCCAGCAGCGAAGTTGAACTTACTGCACCACCCGTCGCGCGTGTAGTGCTCGCAGCGGTTGCACACCTCAGTCTGTACGTTGGAGAGGCGATAGTTCGGCGCGTCCATAAACGTGCCACGCTCTCCCTGCTCTGCCGCATCACGTTCACCACCGAGCATATCGGTGTAGGGCATGGCATCGCCGCTCTCGGTGCCCTCGGCTTCGGCCTCTTCAGCCTCAACCTCAGTTTCATTCTTGTGCTGGCAAACGCTGATGTTCACATTCACATTCATACCGCGCGTGTCCATACCCTGCACCGCCCCACCGAGGTACGCAGGTCCACCCTCAGAACGGGCAGCAGCGATTGCGGCACCCGCGCTGCGAGCAAGCCCGGCAATCCAGCTATCGGGATTGCTCGGGCGGCGAGTGACAGCAAGGTGGTCAAGCTCAACAGCCTTGATGTAGATGCGCTCTACTTCATCGCGGTCGTTGGTTTCAACCTCGGCATCGGTAAACCACCCGCCGATGGACATACCCACCACCTGCCCACGCTTGACCGCCTGCATCAGCTGCTGGCTACGCGCGTGCTCGGGGTAAAGCTCAACACGAACCGCGAGACGGTAGCCTTCGGCCTGCGAGCCAGTGGCACCGTCACGAATAATGGTGCCCTGCTCAACTCGGGCATCCACAGTGCGGCCCATCACCTGTTCCCACTCGTCATCGTAGTGGCTCGGTACATAGGGCACGCCAGCCGCCATCTGACGGGCCATGCTGTCCAACGCCTCGCGGGTCATTTCAGTACCGTGCCAATCCATGCTGGTGCTACTCGCGTAGCCCTCAAGCAGAACCGGGCCACCCGCTGCCGCTGCCGCATCCGGTGCCATATCGCGCGTTGCCGCGCCCGTAGCGGCCTTGGGAGCGTCCCGCACCACCTGCAGGCCACCACCAAGCAGCCCCTGCATAGGCAGGCGGCACCGGGCAGTCCACACACGGCGTCCGTCGCGGGTGCCTGCTGGCTGCAGGTCGAGCTGGTGGTTGTCGTTTCCGACGGGAACAGTCACGCGCATGGCATCCTCCGGTACGTGAGCAGCGCATTGCAGCGTCTGCTTGCGTTTCTACCACCATGTTGGTTCTTCATCAACTTTCATCGCCGCGCGACGAAGCCGACAGCGAAATAGCTGAGCCGCCTTCAACCTCGTCTCGTGTCCAAAACACAAGAACACATCGGCAGTTACCTCGACATAGCGTGTCGCCACCGGGCCTGTGCTGCAAGTCACCGAGCCTAACAAAGCCCTGCGCGCCCTCCTGCTCACAGGTGGGGCAGCTGTTTCCACCAGCTGCTACCCATTCAACCATCCACTCAACGGGCCTGTCGTTTACAACGGTGACCGTCTTGTCTAGAGCTTCTGTGAGCTGGGTGTAGGACAGAGCAACGACTGCACCAGTCCAGTTCACAATGCGCGCGCCCTGCGCATCGAAGGTTTCCGATACGACGCGCACAACGTCTTCAGCATCTTCTCCAGCCTCAACATCGTCAATGCGGCTTCTCTGCACAACGCTTGCCCTGTTCAGAGTTTCGCGAACACGGGTGCGAAGCCCACCGACCAAACCGGACGGCTGCATGAGCCAACCCATTGCGTCCTGCCAGTAAAGACGACCAGCGGTCTTTGAGTCGTCCTCGATGCCGCCCATCACCATACGCTCTGCGGCGTTGTGGCCAAGCTTCGCAGCCCGCATGTAGAACTGCTCGCTGTTTGCAGACCAAGCTGCACCAAGCTTGTCCAGCTCTTCCTCAACTGCGCGCTGGGCACGACCAGCCTCCGCAATGTCGATTGTTGGCCTACCCTTGTACGCTGCCGCAACGATTGCCTGCACGGCAACGCTGGTTCGTCCATACAGTTCTGTCGCAACAAGCTGGTACTCAGCAACAAGTTCAGCAAGGTGCTTGAGGTTGATGGTTCGCAAGCCAGTAAAGCGACCAGCTGGCTGCCAATCACTCGGAAGCCACTCGCCAGTGGACGCCATGCTGCCAACGGCACGGTGATGAAAATGACCGCATGAACCATGCTCGCACATCGTGCGGTCACTCTTTTCTTCATCGTCTCCAGCAGTGCTGTACGGGTGCCCTTCGGGGAGCAGGTCGGTATCGTGCGGTGCCTTTCCTCGCGGTTCGCCAGTGCGCAGCAGGAACAGGAAGCTCTCAACGCGCGCGAACGCCCACTGCTCGGGGCTGCTGACGGTCGGGCGCACGCTCTCGGGGTTGGTGTTGTACGCACCCACGCCACGCTTCCACACCTGCGCAAGCACTTCTGCGGTGGTGCTACGGTCGGGGTCGTTTTCTACCTCTGCGTTGTGCTCACGCGCCTTCTTCCTAAGCGTGTCCTGCACGCCATCTTCAAGCTCTGCCAAGGCGGCGCGAGCCGCATTGCGCTTCGCATCGACCTTCGCCTTGGCCTCGTCAATGAGGTCTTTCATGTACCGCTCGCCACGGTCACCGATGGCAAGCCACTTGACCTGCGCAATCACACCCGCAAGCCTGTAGTCCCCACGGTGCCTCGCGACCCAAGCCTCGCGTAGCCGAATAGCTCCCTCTTCGGTGCCATCCTTGGGTGCCATGCTTCCACCACGACGCACAATCGGAGCAAGCTTGGCATACTGGCTGTTGCCCCGCACGTTGCCACCCTTACGCCAAATGCTCGGGTAGTCGGTGCGAAGCTTCTCAGCGTAGCGAAGGTCGAACAACTCCCACTGGCTGTTGCGGAGACTGACAGACTTGTTGTCGCCAGCAGCCGGAAAGTTCGTTGGGTCTTTGTCGCCGACAGCCTTGCGAAGCGGGCTGATGTCATCGGGGTCGCCGGGTGCGGCTGTCTCGTTTCCGGTGTCCGATGCGTAGCTGTTGGCGGGTGCAAGACCGTTCACAAGCTGGTCGAGGGGCAGCGGCCCCATGTTCGTGTCAACAAGCGGTACATCGCCACCAGCAACAGGCAACAGGCCCATCTGTGCGCGGACTTCGTTCGCGGTGAGGATGCCGCGCTTCACAAGCAAGTCGTTGGCCTGCGCCTGCTGAAGCTTCTGCTGTGGCGTGAGCGGCTTAGCCCGGTCAAACCCAAACAGAACCTTGCCGCGCGCCTCCGGTGGCAGAAGCTTCGGCAATACCTGCGCGTTGATGCGAGCCTGCAGTAGCTCAAGGATTGGGCCGATAAGGTGGCTGCTTGCAACGTCAACCTGCACATGCGCAGTGGCTCGGTTGATGTTTTCAGACTCTCCAAGCTCTACTGGCATGACGCCAAACACTCGCCAGATAGTGCGACGAAGTTCGGTGACCACTTCAAGAAGCTGTACGTCCTTGAGCGGACGCCGCATTTCGACCCACTTGGCGTCGATACCACCCGGCTGCGGGCTGGTAATCACGCGAAGCTTGTGGTCTTTGCCGCGCATCGCCTGCAGGTCTGCGCGTGCGCGCTCAGCAGCAGTTCCAGCCACGCCAGCAAGCACAAGTAGTCCGGGCGGGATTTCATCGGCGTCCATCGCTACCATCGTGTGCTCGGCAGAAAGCAGCACGGTCACACACTCATTCACAAGCGTGTCGAGGAGGCTTACACCAAGGTTCGCGCGGTTGTTTCGGAACAGCGACAGGTAGCACAGCCGCTCGGGTGGCATCTGAACGATGATGTCGGGCTGCCCGGTCGGCACACCAGTTTCGCTCTCTTGCTCGTAGCGAAGCAGCTGGCCCTTAGCGTCGGTAACGGGAAACCAGCTGCTTCCGAGCCACGGCACAAGCTCAAGCAGCTTGCCACGCTGCTCGTTCAGCTCCATCACGCCAGCGTCGTAAACCAACAGGTCAGTAACAACGCGGGTCATAATCTCCTGCCAAGTCTCACCGTTTTTGCTCGGAACCTGCAGCCAGTCGCGCACGGACACAGCGTGCTGCATCATGCGGTGGTACTCGTCTGAGTTCCGAGGGTCGGTCACTGGCTTCACGTACCAGTCCCATGTGGCCACTCGCCGCACAATGCTATCCACGCACGCGCGGACATCGGGCGTCTGCCGATACAAGTCCCAACACTGGATTGGCATGAGGTTGCGCCATCGCGAATAGAACGAGTAGTGGCCGGGGCCACCGCTGTTGCTCGCGTCGTAAGGCGGGCCGTCTAGTGCCTGCGCGTAGCCCAGCCGCTCGCGCGCGCTCGGGCGCGGCTGCTGCCCATTCACAAGCCAACCACCTGCAGCGGGAGCCGCCTGCGTGCGTCCAATCTGCACGACGCCCATCGGCATGAGCTTTACTTCGGCCATCACTTCCTCCCGCTTTCGCCAGCGTACACTAACGCTCAACAAGCCTACAGGCCGGATTGACGATGCGGTAGCTGCTGAGGCAGCACCACAGCCAAAACATCACCCGTGGTATTCACCCTGCATGGACAACAGGTCGAGGGCGACACGGCTGTAGGCATCGCTGAACCTGTAGTGGTCGTCAAGGTTGCCTTCGCTCCACACGTACCGTGTGCCGCTTTCGTTTAGAACGCGCTTGGGTGCCTGCATTTGGTCAGACCACCCCTGCACACGCCATACGTCTTCGGGCCATGTGCGCCTTGCTGGGAACACACGGCAGTCCTCCATCGTGGCGTCAAGCAGCTGCGTTCGGTCAACCGTGACTAGCTTTC